TTGTAAAGAGGTTAAGCCTGAATCGAATGAGTATTTTAATAAAAGCAAAAAGGGCAAGAATGGATTAAAGTCTTATTGCAAAGAATGCCAAAAGGAACAAAAGAAACAATGGGATAAAGATAATGCAGACCACGTAAAACAGTATAGAGTTAATAATACAGAACGAGACCACTTGCGTGCAAAGCAATATTATGTTGACAATAAAGAGTATAAAACAGAGTACACAAAGCAATGGTACGCAGATAATAAAGGGAAAAAAGATGCACAAGTAAAGCAATGGTATATTGACAATCAAGAACGCAAACGAGAAACCAATAGAATTTGGAGTATTGAAAACCATGATAAAGTTTTGCTCTATTCTAAAAAATCTCGAGATAAAAATAGAGAAGTTTTAAACGCTAAAGCCAGAAAATATAAAAAAGATAACCCTGATAAAGTAAATATTTCAATTCAGAAAAGAAAATCCAGAAAAATTAATCTGCCGGCAACGTTAACTTCAATGGAATGGGAAAAAGTAAAACAATATTTTAACAATACTTGCTGTTATTGTGGGAAAGAATTGCCACTTGAACAAGAACACTTTATAGCACTATCAAAAGGTGGGGAATACACCCATAATAATATCGTTCCTGCTTGTAAATCTTGTAATTGTTCAAAACATGTTCATAATTATTTTGAATGGTATCCAAAACATGAATCATATTCAAAATCCAGAGAAAAAAAGATATTAAAGTTCTTGAATTATAACAACGGCATACAGCAATTGAAAATGGTTTAAACCTTAGTAATTTAATAGTGAAAGGGCGTGAACATATCTGGTCCAGCATGCGACCTTAAACGATGCAGTTATAATAATTAATAAGCCGTACTGGCTCAAAAAGGAGGAACACATGAACACTTTAAAACACATGAATCTGCAATTATTTGCAGAAGAAACAAATACGTCTACAGAGACGGAAACCAAAACAACCGAAACCGATACCACCACGGCAGATAGTGTCGGCGAAACAAAAGAAAAAACATTTACCCAAGCCGAACTTGATACCTTGATCAAAGACAGGTTAGCAAGGGCAACAAAGAATCAACCGACCAAAGACGAGCTAAAAGCTTTCAAAGAGTATCAGGAAACACAGAAAACCGATGCAGAAAAAGCGATTGAAGCACAAAAACAGATTGACGGCAAGATCACCGCCGCCAACGAACGGCTGATCAAAGCAGAGATCAAAGGCCTTGACGGTTACGATACAAAGCTTTTAAGTCGATTGGTTGACAAGAGTTTAATCACTGTGGATGATAACGGGGATGTAACGGGGCTGGAAGAACAGTTAGAGGCACTTGAGGCCGAGTTCCCGATGATTAAGAAGCAAGTGCAGCAGCAAACAGGGACGGGAGCAAACCCACCAGCGGGGAAACCAAACACGTTAGAAACAGAATACGATGAAGCAATGAAAGCCGGGCATTTAGCCGAAGCGATCGCAATAAAGAACAAAATATTTAGTAAATCTTAGGAGGATTTAAACATGGCAAATACAACCCAAGGTAATGTTTGGAACTTACCAAACTATGTAGGCGAATTATTCACCGCCGATATGATTAACACCCCATTTTTGACAATGGCGGGCGGTTTAACCGGAGGCGTACAAACAAACAATTTTGAGTTTGCAATTGATAGTGAATATGCGCATGAAACACTTGCTCAGGAAACTATCACTGAAACAGAATCATTAACACCACCTACTGTTATTTCGTATGTACGAGATCAAACAAAGAACGTTACTCAGATCTTCCAGGAACAAGTTTCAGTAACTTATGTTCGCATGAGTAATCAGGGCCGTTTAAGTGGCATCAATACAGCCGGAGCAAAAAACAGTGTGGCATCTGAAAAAGATTTCCAAATTGCCAGAGCATTAGAAGCAATCGCACGGAAAGTAGAATGGCATTTTCTTCAGGGAACTTATGCTTTATCAGCAGCTGTTAACCAACCAAACCAAACACGTGGGATGCTTGAAGTTTGCGCGGGAATGAGTACGGTTGCAGCCGCAGGCGCAGCATTCAGTAAAACATTATTTGATACTTTAATGCTTGAAATGTTCGATCATGGCGCAATGTTTAAAAACATGGTACTGTTTTGCAATGGCTACCAGAAACAAATGATTTCCAATATTTACGGATATGCACCAGAGGATCGTAATGTTGGTGGCGTAAATATTAAACAGATTGAAACAGATTTCGGAAACATCGGGATTGCACCCGCACATCGTATGATGCCAACCAGTTCATTATTGTTAGCTGATATGAGTGTGATTTCTCCTGTATTCCAACCAGTACCAGGAAAAGGCAACATGTTTTACGAAGAATTAGCACGCACAGGCGCTGCTGAAACAGGTCAACTGTTTGGACAAATCGGATTGAACTCAGGGCCTGACTTTGCTCACGGAAGTTTAACTGGATTACTAGTTTAGTGAATAAATAGGAACAAATGATATCTTGAATATCTACTATGAAAGGAAAATAAAATGAGTTTAAATACAACAGTATTGAGAAATCCGGCCTTAAAAAAATGGGCTGATGAAAAACTAGATAAAGCAGCACGCTTAATCAGTTTAGGAACACCTATTGCAGCGGACGACAATCGGATTGTCACCATTGCAAACATGAAGAACACCACAACCTATACAATCGCCGCACAACCGGACGTATGCCGGCGATTAAGCTTCACCCATGCCACAGTAGCCGCCGGAGCTGATACATTGGGAACATTGGCGGTTCTTGGAACAGATTATGACGGCTATACCATTTCCGAAACAGTCACACCACTTGCCGATACTACAGTTTACAGCACAAAAGCTTATAAGACAGTTACGAGTATAATCGGTTCTGGATGGGTGATTGCCGGCGGGAATGATACCATTATCGTTGGTGTGGATGCCCGCTTAGGTCTACCATACGATATCTCAGGTAGTTTATCTGTTTTACTGGGTATTGTTGGAACCGCTATTATTGCACCAACCAGTTATGCCGGTGGAACCAAAGAAAAATCAATGGTTGATATTTCATCCGGTACATTTGACGGAAGTAAAAGCGTATTTGTATTTATGGTTGAATAAATGATGGGGATGTTTAAGAAGCATCCCTTTTTTGAAAAAAGGAGTGGTGATATTGAAATTTTATGGAAACGGCGTTGTCTGGAATCCATCAACTAACAGTGCTTTATGCAAATTTAAAGATGGTGAGTTTTATACAGATAATGAAAATATAAAAAGCAAATTATTAGAATTAGGATACGATCACGACGAAGAAGCACCAATAGAATTAGACGTCACACCAAAAAATAGTACAGAACGTGTGAAAATTGAAGTACTAAAACAAACACCAAAACCACGTAGGGCGGTGAAGAAATGAGCATCCCACGATTAACCCAGATATGGGAAACGTTAGCACCCGTCAGTGTTGCACCCGTGGCCACAGCGACTACTGATAATTATGCAGACATCGGTTTAATTGACGCAGAGGGCAAAACACGTGTGGTTTATACCATTTACAATGCCCATGCAACACGGGTCATTGACTGGAAAGTATTAAGTTCTGTTGATAACGTAACATTTATCGAATTGGAAGCAGAGGCCACCCTTGCCGGTGTAACAGCGGCAAGTTGGGTAGCAAGTGCAACAGAAACAAGTTACCGATACTTTAAAATCCAAATGAAATCAAACGGTGCAGGATTATCGGCAAACGTAACAGTAAGAGGTTATGCTAAAATGTAGTAGGAGGTAAGTTATGGCATTGACAGTAGGAACAGACAGTTATTTAACACAAACGGATGCAACGGCATATGTTACCGCTAATTATGCCAGCACCGACGCTCAATACATTGCATGGAACGCACTATTAACAGGAGACAAAGACGCACGATTGCGAAAGGCCACAAAGATTATTGATAGACAGCCGATTGTAGGGTTTAAGGTGGTTTACAATCAAATATTAGCGTTTCCTCGTGCAATCCATACAGATGCATACGGGCTTAATATTCCAACCATGAATTTAGTATGGGGCAATGGCTATTATGTCCAACCGTCACCGCCTGATAGCGTTAAAAACGCTCAGGTTGAGCTTGCACTGGACTTAATGAATGGAACCTCCGAGAGAGATACTCTGCAACGTGAGGGCGTAAAATCGTTCTCAGTTGGGAATCTGTCAGAGAATTATGGCAGTGGTAAAGCAAACCCTCTGCCATACGAGGTTAGGGAACTGTTAAAAGAGTTTCTTGCAACGTCGGTATCAATATCATGATTGGCAATTACTTAAACCAAAATTTAAGTTGGGGCCATGCCGGAACACCGAACGAGTACAATGAAAGCACGTACACGACCACAACTATAAAAGGCCGTAAGCAAAATGGATTTAAGTTGATCCGTGATGCAAGTGGGGCAGAAGTTGTTTCATCGACCATGGTTTTGACAAAATCCGTTATAAGTATCGGTGATTTAATAGACAACGATGAGGTAATTGCTGTAAATGATGCAATTGGGCTGAATGGCTCAGTTCTATGGGCAGAGGTGTATTTAATATGAAAACTATAATCGGCGTAGGCAAGAAGTCCGGTGAGGGTGTATGGATTAATGTCGCAGGGCTTGAAGATTTAGATGCGATATTAAAAAACATCCCTGAATTGGCAAAAGCAGCGGCGCGAAAAGAATTGCAAGTATCGTTAGATGATTTAAAAGGCAAGGCAAAAATGTTGTGTCCTGTTAATAAAGATCCTAAAGCCGAAGAACCAGGAGCGTTAAAAGGCTCAGCGTTTTATGAAACATCATGGAATGGGAATAATTTAGAAGGTGTTATAGGTTTTGATAAACCGTATGCACTCAGGCAGCATGAAGAAATAACCTATCAACATGATACAGGTGAAGCGAAATATTTAGAAAGACCTTTTAAAGAAAACGTCGGGCCATATACGCAGAATATAGCGGACGCCATTAAGAAGGCCCTACCATGAGCCTGACAACAAGAGTAAAAGCAATCTTAACGGCCGGCTCAGTTACCGCCATTTACATCGGTTCTCAACCATCCACCCCGGCGAATTGCGTGACGATATATGCCACGGGTGGTTTTCCCAGAGGCTTGACAGCTAAAGGTTTGGAACAACCAACCTTTCAGATCCGCGTACGAAATACCAGCTATGCAACAGGTGAAACACTTTGCAACACGATAGACGATCTTTTGCATGGGTATAGCGATAACAATTTACAACTCATAAAAAATATGGGTGGGATTAATGATATTGGCAAAGATGTAAACAGTAATTCAGAGTTCACATTAAATTATCAAACATACTACAAAAAATAAAGGAGAAAAACTATGGCTAGAGCAGCTTTCGGCACAGAGTTTAAATGGGATTCCGTTCATGTAGCGGAATTAAATAAGATTAATGGGGTG